TAAAGACCCGGTTGAAAAAGGTGGCTGGGATGGAAATTATTGGAAATGGGAATATCCTGACTACAATAAATCTTATATGGTTGTAGCCGACGTTGCCAGAGGTGATGCATCGGATTACTCCGCTTTCCACGTTATGGATGTGGTTAATAATGTGCAGGTTGCGGAATATAGAGGTAAGATAGATACAAAGGAATTTGGTAATTTCTTAGTTTCAGTTGCAACAGATTACAATAATGCACTATTAGTTGTGGAGAACGCAAACATTGGATGGGCGGCATTACAACAAGTAATAGATAGGGGATACAACAATGTATATTATCAAACATCGGATTACAAATATATTGATGTAGAAAAACAATATACTAACAAATACGGAGCAGAAGATAGAAGACAGGTAGCAGGATTTACAACATCAGCTAAAACTCGTCCTCTTATGATTTCCAAATTAGATGAATATTTTAGAGAAAAATCGGTTGTAATCCAATCGATGAGAACAATTGATGAGCTATTTACCTTTATATGGTACACCAACAGAGCAGAAGCTATGAGAGGTTATAATGATGATTTAACAATGTGTTTGGCAATTGGGTTATGGGTGAGGGATACCGCACTACGTTTAAGGCAAGAAAGAATGGATTTAGTTAAGCAAGGATTAAACTCTTTTTCATCAACTGGAGTGGATGCTGGAGTGTATAATCATCAATCTTTCCAAAGAAATCCATATGAAATGGATTTAGGTATGGAAAAAGAAGATGTAAGATGGTTATTTTAATATTTATATTAAGTTTACCTATATAATAGTGTTTTTAGAGTAGATTTAATATATATATGTATATATAGTGTAGTTTTAAGGATTATAGAAAATAAATAAAAAAATGGCAGAACAAAGTAATTCTTTTTTTGATAGATTACGAAAGGTATTTTCTACCGGAGTAGTTGTTAAAAAAGAAGGTAATAAGACTAGGGTCGTAGATACTGAAAACAGTCAGCAAGTAACAAACCTTAAATCTTTAAAGGATAGATTTTATAGATTGCAAACTGGGTACACTCAGGATGTATATCAAACCCAATTATCATATCAGGTAATTCGTAGAGAATTATTTTTAGATTATGATGCAATGGATAATGACCCAATTCTATCATCAGCATTGGATATCTATGCGGATGAATCAACTACAAAAAATGAATATGGTGATGTACTTACCATAAAAACAGAAAACCAACAAGTTAAAGAGGTATTAGAATCTTTGTTCTACGATACAATGAACATAGAATTTAATCTTTGGCCGTGGGTTAGAAACCTTTGTAAATATGGTGATTGTTTTATCACATTGGAGATTGCGGAAGGAGAAGGGGTTATAAACGTACACCCTCAATCAGTTTACTATGTAACAAGAACTGAAGGATTAAACGACCCACAGAGAATTAACAGAAAAGAGCAAGGTATTAAATTCACAGTCGACCCGGATAAATTTGGTAAGCATGAGTATGATAACTTCGAGATGGCTCACTTCCGTTTATATTCAGATACCAACTATCTACCTTATGGTAAATCGATGTTGGAAAATGCAAGAAGATTGTGGAAACAAATTACATTGATGGAAGATGCGATGATGATACATCGTATTATGAGAGCTCCTGAAAAGAGAATATTTAAAATTGATATTGGTAGTATTCCTCCACAAGAGGTTGATAACTATATGCAGAAGATTATTAATAAGATTAAGAAAACTCCGTTTCAAGACCAAAAGACTGGAGATTATAATCTTAAGTATAATATGATGAATATCACAGAAGATTTCTTTATGCCTGTAAGAGGTGGGGATAGTGGTACATCAATTGATACATTAGGAGGATTACAATACACTGCGATAGAGGATATTGATTACTTAAAAGCTAAACTATTTGCGGCACTTAAAGTTCCAAAGGCTTTCTTAGGATACGAAGAGGATATCAATGGTAAAGCTACATTAGCAGCGGAGGATATCCGTTTCGCTAGAACAATCGAAAGAATACAAAGAGTGGTAGTATCCGAATTAACTCAGATAGCTATTGCACATTTAATTGCACAAGGAGTTGAGGGAATGGATGCGGTTGATTTCAAATTGGAATTAACTAACCCATCTACAATCTATGAGCAAGAGAAAATCAACCTATGGGCTGAGAAAGTTAGATTGGCAACTGATATGAAAGCATTGAAGATGTTATCTAATGATTGGATTTATCAAAACATATTTAAACTTTCTACTGAAGAAATTGATGGAGAAAGAACAAATGTAGTTTACGATACATTTGATTTAAACCGATTAAATAAGATTGAGCAAGAAGGAGTAGACCCATACGAAGAACAACCTCAGCAACCGGAAGGTGGGGAACAACCCGCTGAAGGTGAACAACCTGAAACTGGAATGATGGCTGAGCCAGCCGATGAACAACCTACACAGGAGGCGACTGATGCTAGTGCAGAGAATGGTAAATTGGGAGGTAGACCTCAATTGACAGGAGATAACGGCACAGATGATAATGCGTTCGGAAGAGACCCGTTGGGTAAAGCAGATATCACTCGTAACTTTGGAAGAGAAACCCGTCATAGTAGAATAGGTGAAAAACTTAAAAGTATTGCTGATAAAGATAAGAAATTAAGAGATGCGATACGAAATAAAATTAAATCAAATAACGCTAGAAAAGAGGGTAAAAAGATTATAAGCGAGGATATAAACGGATTAAATGATGATACGGGTTCACTATTAGATGATAAAAATATCTTACCAGATGTGTAAAAATCACTTATCCAAAGTTTCCTAATATTTATAGAAGTAATATTTACATATATAGTAAAGAAAAAACAATAAATTCTGATGAAAGTTAAACACTCAAAGTTTAAGAATACTGCTATTTTGTTTGAACTACTTGTCAAACAAATTACACACGAGGTATTATCAAATTCGACAAAAAATGTATCTGAGAAGATTATAAAGGAGTTTTTTAGTTCAAACAAAGAGTTGGCTAAAGAATTGAGATTATATAATCAAATCGTTAAGGAAAAGTATTCTTCAATTGATGATGCTAAGTTATTCTTAGAAGAGGTAGCTAAAGAAAGGATAAAATTAGATGAGAATAAGCTAAATAGAGAAAAGTATAATCTTATCAAAACGATAAAGGAATCCTATGATTTGGATAAATTTTTATCATCAAACCTACAGAATTATAAATTATTAGCTTCTGTTTATAAGATATTTGAAACTAAAACATTAGGTAGAAAGGTTGAGATTAGAGATTTTATCGATTCTAACAATACTATTTTAGAGCATATTACTAATAAAAGAATTGCTACTAAACCTGCTGATACATTATACGAATCATTCAAACAACAATCAGAAGATTTAAGATTATTAACTTATAAATTATTAATAGAAAACTTCAATAAGAAGTATTCTAATTTGGATGATTCTCAAAAAGGATTACTTAGAGAATTCATCAATAACGTAACAAATACATCTACTTTTCCTAAATTCATTGAAGAGGAAACTAAAAAGGTATTGAGTAATTTAGTAAAGGAATCAAAGACTGTTAATGATAAAGTAACTAAGATTAAGATATCAGAAATGATTAAACTTTATAAATCGGAAAAATTCCTTAAAGAAAATCAAGAAAAGCAAGTTTCTGTTTTAATGCTTACATATGAATTATTAAAAGAAGTTAAAAATGTCAACTCAACTAGAAGCGTTAAAAAATAGTATCAGAGAAATCCTTTCTGAAATAGAAAAGGAAGAAGAGGATAAATTGAAAAAGGAAGTAACCGTTACAGGTGATGTAGCAGGGTATGATACTCCTAGAGCATTTTCTAACAATGGTCAACATAAAAGTGGATACACTAAAAAGATGGCTAGTTTAACTGGCTATTCGGCGGTTAATGAAAACAGATTTCAAAAATTAAGATTAGACCAAACTATGACCCCAAACCAAAAGATTGGGTTAGGTGTTAGGGAAATTCGTAGAAAGATTGATGAAATCGAAAAATTCTTAGAATGGTATGGTAAAATTAAAAAAGAAAACTCCCTAAAAGGTGAGAATTTTTGGAAAAGAACTAATCACCATATTTATAGAATAAAGGAAAGGTTATCTAATATTGGTAAAAATGTAACCACCTTAAGAAAATAAATTAGGAATCCCTATGAAAATAACTAGAGAGCAATTAAGAAACATCGTTGGAGAAGTATTACAAGAAGAGAAGGATTATCAATCATTCTTTAAAGCTATGTTAAAGAAGCATGGTGTATCTTCGCCAGATGAATTCAAATCAGATGAAGAGAAGAAGGCATTTTTTAATAAAGTAGAAGATACTTGGAAAGGTGTAAGTGAAAGATTAGTTCAATTAAAAGAAGATGAGTTAACCGCTAAGCAACAAAAAATAGATTTAAATAAAAACGGAAAAGTTGACGGAGATGACTTATCTAAATTAAGAGGGGGTGCAAAAACAGAAGCGGAATTATCAGCAGCACAACAAAAGATAGATTTAAACAAAAACGGAAAAGTTGATGGTGATGATTTATCTAAACTTAGAGCCGGTGCAAAAACTGAAGGAGAAGAGGAATTACCTCAGACTAAGATATTAAGTAAAGAAGGTGAAACTTTAGTTAAGAGTGGTGCTGGTAAAATGTATAATATTACAAAAGTAAACGAATCTAAAGAATCGGACATCTTGGCAAAAATAGAAAAGTTAAGAGTAGATGCTGAAGCAGGTAAAATCAAAACTTTAGACCAATTTTTAGATAAGTTTAAACCATTACAAAAACAATTAAAGTCATTGGGTGAATCAGTAAACGAAGGAAAATACGATGCTGATTTAGATAAAATTGAAGCAGCTGTTAAAAACGCATTATCTTTTATGAATGTAGGTGCTGAATTAAGAAAAGCTGGTATCAAATATGATTTTTCAACTTCTATGATTCCAATGTATATGATTAAAGTATCTGGCACCCTTATTGCAATTGTGAATAAAAAGCATGCAAATGGTCCAGAAAGAGTAGTTAATGATATTGCAATTGGTGTATTAAACTAAATAATTAAAATGAAATCACTTTTAATAGAAACAAAATTATTTGAGGGAAAGATTAACGAAGACGAAAACGGAGTAGTTTTGGTTAAAGGTGTATTACAAAGAGCGGATGCTCAGAACCAAAATGGTAGAGTGTATCCTAAAGAAATATTAGAAAGAGAAGTTAAGAAATATCAACAACTTATTACAGAAAAGAGAGCGTTGGGAGAATTAGACCATCCTGAATCATCTGTAGTTAGTTTGAAGAATGTATCCCATAACATAAGAGAATGCTATTGGAAAGGAGATGATGTGGTAGGTGTCGTAGAGATATTACCAACTCCATCTGGTAACATATTAAAGGAATTATTAAAAGCGGGAATCCGTTTAGGTATCTCAAGTAGAGGTATGGGCTCAGTTCAATCCATTGGAGATAATAAAGTAATGGTGGCTGAAGATTTTGAATTGATTGGGTGGGATTTTGTATCTAACCCATCAACTCAGGGTGCATTTATGGAAAACTTAAATGAATCAGTATCTTCTAAGAAACAAATTAACGAAACATACGGAACGGATGTATGTGGAGAATGGTGTAGAACTCAACATTTAATTAGAGAAATTATAGAAGAGTTAGCATAATATGCCAGCGAGAATTTTAATAAAAGTTAAACAGGGGTCATCTCAAGAGGAAAGCCAACGTAACGTAGAGAAGGCTCTCAAAGATTACAAAAACAAAGTTTTTAAGCTAAAAATAACGCAGGAATTGCGTGACAGGAAGGAATTTTTGAAACCTTCTGTAAAGAAAAGATTACAAAAAGAAAAAGCAAAAAGAAAAAATAATTTTAATTTTCTTTAGTTTTCTATATTTGTTATATACTTATATGTAATTGATTCGAATATTCCATCTCTATATGGAATCACATATAATCAAATAATCTTATTTAGGCACACACTCATTAGCCTAACACAATCAAAAAGTAAAATGAATAGTAAACTTTTGAAAGAAGCAATCGCAGATGCTAAAGCGGTTAGAGAAACGGCATTAGCAAACGCAAAAATCGCTCTTGAAGAGGCTTTTACTCCTAAATTACAATCTATGCTTTCTAAAAAATTACAAGAGGAATTAGAAGGCGATGAAAGTGAGGAAGAAGTAGAATTAACTCAAGAGAATGATGTATCTTCAGAAATCGGTGGTGGTGATGGCACTAAAATGCCAGCAGCTAAAGCTTTCAGTTCAGCAGCGGAATCAGACGAATTAGCAGCAGCAGATGTAGATAAAATCTCTGCAGCAGTAGGTTCAGAAGATGAGAATGCTGAGAAAGTAGCAGGAATCACAGAAGGTGAAGAAGAAGATGATGTAACAGGAGCAACTCCTGATACAGCGGTAAACGAAGAAGAGGAAATGGATGACGTTGACTCTGAAATCGATGAAATTATCAAAGAATTAGAAGCAGCAGCTGATGATGAAGAATCATACGCAACAACTGAAGGTGAAGAAGAGGAAGCAGCTCCTGTAGCTGAACCAACTGAAGCACCAGCAGAAGAGCCGGTAGCTGAAGAAGATGAAATTGACTTAGATGAAATTCTAAGAGAAATGGGATACGGAGATGAGCCTGCAGAAGAAGCACCTGTTGCTACTGAAGAAGAGCACTCTGAAGAAGAATTAGATGCATTGAAAGCAGAATTAAAATCAGTTCAATCTGAATTAGGTGAAGCTATCAGCGTAATCAAATCTTTGAAAGGTACAATCAACGAAGTAAACCTTTTGAATGCTAAATTATTGTATGTGAACAAATTGTTCCGTTCATTCAATTTAACAAACGAACAAAAATCTAAAGTTGTTGAAACATTAGATAGAACTAAAAATGTAAGAGAAGTTAAGTTAGTATTCTCTACTATCGCAGAATCATTTAAATTTGGTAATGGGGTAGCTAAGAAAACAACTGCTAAAATTACAGAAAGTTATGCATCAAAGCCAGCGGCTTCTACTGCACCAAAGCAAATTATCTCTGAAGATAACTCTGCTGCAAATAGATTCAAAAAATTAGCTGGTATTATCAAGTAATTGAACAAAAAAATTTAAAAAAATAACAAAATGGCAAACTTTAATGTTAAATCATTATTAGAGGCGAAAAACCCTCAAACAGTGATGTTGGAACAAACAAGAGGCCTTAGAGCAAAATGGGAAAAAACTGGATTGCTAGAAGGTATGAAAGAAAGAGACCAACATTCTATGGCAGTGCTTTTGGAAAACCAAGCACAACAATTATTATCTGAGGCTACTGTAACTAACCCTACTGGAAACGCTGGAAACGAAGAGTGGAGTGGTGTAGCTTTACCATTGGTAAGAAGAATCTTTGGTGAAATCGCAGCGAAGGAATTCGTTAGTGTTCAACCAATGAACTTACCTTCAGGTTTGATTTTCTTCATGGATTTCAAATATGGTAATACAAAAGGTGGATTCACTGAAAGTGGTTCACTATATGGTGGAACTGGTGCTAAATTCGGAAGAACAGATGCTGCAACAGGTGGTCTTTATGGTGAAGCTAAATACGGCTATACATTAGCACCAACTTCATCTGCATTCATCACTTCTGCAACTATTACTGATGCATCTCATGCTGACTTAGGATTCACTGCTGCATACTCTGCATCAGTTGAAGCAAAACAAATCAGAAAAGTTGTATTTGCTTCTTCTTTATTAACTGATGTTGATATTGAAGCTATCAAATTAATTGATTTCATCGCAAGCACAACAGGTTCATTATCAGCATCAAATGCTGTAAATACTGTTGCTGGTACACAAACATTTACTCAAATTGGAGAATTAGCACAACATAACTATGCGGGTTCTCAAATCACAGTATTCGTATCTGCATCATCTGCAACTGCATTTACTACAGGTTCGAAAACATTTACTACTCAATTAAAGGCTAACTTCCCAACACAACCAGCTGCTTATGACAGAGGTGACTTCGAAGATAGATACCCAATTGAAGGTGGTGTAAACGCTGCTGGTGGTACTAACTTAAACATTCCAGAAGTTGATTTGGAATTAAAGAGCGAATCTATTGTTGCTAAAACAAGAAAATTAAAGGCTGTGTGGACTCCTGAGTTGGCACAAGACTTAAACGCTTATCACTCAATTGATGCTGAAGCAGAATTAACTTCAATGTTATCTGAATACATCTCTTTAGAAATCGACTTAGAAATCTTAGATATGTTACAAGTTAATGCATTGACTGTTGATTACTGGTCAACTAACGTTGGTGAAGAGTATAACGCTTCTACAGGAGTTTGGTCTGCAGGTTCAGCTTCTTTGGCTTACCAAAAAGCTACTTGGTTCCAGACTTTAGGAGTTAAGTTAAACAAAGTATCTAACAAGATTCACCAATTAACAATGAGAGGTGGAGCAAACTTTATCGTATGTTCTCCTGACGTTGCTACAATTTTAGAATCAATTCCTGGATTCCACGTGAATGCTGAGAAAGATTCATTACAATTTGCAGCTGGTGTTTCTGTAGTAGGTTCAATCTCTAACAGATACACTGTTTACAAAAACCCTTATATGACTTCTAACCAAATCTTATTAGGATTTAAAGGTTCAAACTTCTTGGAGACTGGTGCGGTTTACGCTCCTTACGTTCCATTGATTATGACTCCTTTAGTGTATGACCCAGATAACTTCACTCCAAGAAGAGGAGTTATGACAAGATACGCTAAGAAAATCGTAAGACCAGAATTCTATGGTAAGATTTATGTAAAAGATTTAGCTAACTTATAATCTTCGGATTCAGTTAATTAAATTCTAACATAACTTAGAGTATAATAAAGAGGGGGTGAGAAATCACCCCTTTTTTTATGTCTTTATATTTAAATTTGAATAAGTTACGATACTATGAATACATTATGTTGGTCATTAACAAAGAGTAAAAATGACCCAATAAAATTCCACCAATCAGTTTATGATATGTATTATTTATCAATAGCTATGGCAAAGCAATTGGGATATAATACTGTTTTATATGGGAATTCAGATGCGATTAAAAATTTAAAAGATATAGTTGATTCAGTTGTTAATATAGATTTTTTAGATTTTCAACTTTATGATGACCCAAAAGTTTATATATGGTATAGTAGAAAAGATGAATATGCCACTATCGATGGAGATGTTTTTTTGTATGAAAGATTAAAATTTAGAGGAGAGTCTGATAATAGATACAGAATATCAGTTGAAAATAATCAAAAAATGATAGATAAGATTACAAGTGATACCTATAATATTATTTCAACCCATCTTCCATTTAGTATAAAATCAATTTGGTCAACATATAGAACCGATACCTTTAACACTGGGATAGTAAGATGGAATGATAATAATTTAAAGGAATTTTATATCCAAAGTTATCACTTATTAAGAAATTGGTATATTCAAAACAAAAATCATTTAAATATTAATTTAGATATTAGTAGAAATTCTCATATAATTTGTGAACATTTGTTATATAAATTATTAATAAATGGTGGACATAACGTTGATATTTTAAAAACAAACTCTGAAAACTCTTATTCTCATTTTAAAGGATTTGATAAATTTAGTAATCCTGATAAATGGATTCCTATTAAATTATTAGTAGATGAAATTAAACATATAAGAAAAATGGGATTAACTAATAAAATGGATATTAAACAAATATATTCAGAATTGGTTAAACTTTATATTTAAATTTATGAGGTTACATACAATAAAGGATAAGTACGAAATAGGTAAAATCAAAACCTATGAAGATGTACCAGGATGGATTGGTTGTGCAGAAGATATCTACGGATTGGTATTCAAAGAATTAAATGATGGGGATTCAATAGTAGAGATTGGAACATTTTTCGGTCAATCTACAATCTTTATGGCTTCTCTTATAAAAGAAAGCGGAAAAAAGATACATTTCGATACAATAGATTCTCTTTGGCAGATAGATGCGGATGTTAGAAGAGGAGACCATCCAAAATCATTTTACGATTATAGATTTTCAGAACAACTTAAGGATATTCCAATTGATGAGTTAATCAAAGCCCATTACCGATTATGTGGAGTGGATGAGTATATTAACCTTATGATAGGTGATAGTAGATGGTTATGGAAGTGGTATGATGAGGAATCCTTACAATTTGTTTACATAGATGGAGACCACAATTATGAGATAGTTAAGTTAGATGTGGATAATTGGTGGAGTAGAGTTAAGGTGGGAGGATACTTAGGAGGAGATGATATAGATGCTTACCCATCGGTTCTCAGAGCTATGAATGAACTAATTGAGAAAGAAAATATACCAAATCACCATATTCAGATATTTCCAAACTCTTTTTTAATTAGGAAGTGATATTTATAGATGTATAATTAAATTTAATATAAATGGAAGAATTGGCTTCGGTATTTTTTCACAGCAGAACCCAAGCTCATGTGTTTCATACGAGAGTTAAAGGAACAGGGGCATTAGCATTACACTTAGCGTTAGAAACGTACTATACAGAAATAGTACCACTAATCGATGGATTGATTGAATCGTATCAAGGTATGCATGGGTTAATCGAATATAAGGATGTGAAGGGAGTGGATAATAATGCGGAAAAGGAAAATATCATTAATTATTTCACTAAACTATGCACATATTTAGAAGCTGCTAGAAAAAATGAGAAGTTACAACATAGTTGGATGCAAAATGATATAGATAATATAGCTACTTTGTTATACTCAACTAAATACAAATTGATTAATTTAGGTTAATAGGATTTGTAATATTTATATATTAAAGAAGAACATTAATGGCAGCAGCAAGATATTCCTTTATCATAGAGCAGGGAGCAACTACAAACATACAGGTCACATGGCAAGATGAGACTGGGAGTGTAAACCTTTCTGGGTATGGTGGAAGAATGCAAATCAGACCATCCGCTACATCTGAGACCGTTTATTTATCACTAAGTTCATCACGTCAAACAGATGGAACTGGATTAAATATGAGTGGCTCTGATGGAGTAACTGCAGTTCAAAGTGGTTCTATTGGAATATACATTTCAGCAGCTACCTCTTCTTTATTAAATTTTGATACTGCTTACTATGATTTAGAAATGGTAAGTGGTAATGAGGTTACGAGATTATTAGAAGGACAAGTGAAATTGTCAAAAAATGTAACCCGATAAGATGTCTGTAACATTAGTAAATAACTCACCACAATTAACAGTAGCAACCGCAGGAACAAGAGGTTTG